TCGATTATCCAACTGAGGTGCGGTACGAAAACATCAACCCCACGGTAAATATTACACGGGCGAGTAACCCTCCTGACAGCTTCGCACCCATTAAAGGGGCTGTCGTTGAGGGCGTCCCAATACAGGTAGTTGCGCAGAGCGAAGGTGCTACTCTTCAGGCTGTAAAGAAGAGATGTGATCATGCACCGCATCAGGATGTAGGCCCCGCGTTTAAGCGCGGGCACGATCTTCTCATGGACAAAATCCATGAGAGGGAAGATATTCGCCTGGATTCTGAAGCGATCAAGGCTTATCTCGATGAGATGAGCGGGCAAAAGCGGGAGAGGCTACAAGCATGCTTGGATGCTGCGGACTTCACGCTACCTGGGTATACGGACAAAACTGTGTTCGCAAAATCGGAGGTTCTTGTCAAAGGAGATGGAGCTCAGCCACGCGTCGTCTATCAAGGGGGCGACATGTACAATCTTGTAATGGGCTCCGTGGTCTATTATTTGTCTCGTCGTATTGCAGAGGAACTAAACAGGAAGAATCCAAGGAACAAAGGGAATGAAGTCATTTACTGTGTAGGGATGACTGCTGACGAGATAGCGGAAATAGTACACCACACCTCGGGCAATGTCTTTGAGAACGATTTCAAGAATAACGACGGAACACAACCCGCCGGTGTCAGAAAATGGGAAGCCATGTTTTATTATAAGCTTGGCGCGCCGAAGTGGTTTGTTCGTGAGTTTGCTCAGAACACTAGTGTGCGGGTTTTCACACGTTACGGTGTTAAGGGTCGAGTGAAGGGTCAACGTTGGAGTGGTGAAGTAACGACTACCACTGGCAATGGTTACGTTAACGCATGCACTTCACTCGCGGCACTTGAGCAAGCGGGCATCACGAAGAGTACTACTTTGGTATACGGGGATGATGGATTAACGTATACCTCACAGGATCGATCGGCTATCAAGAAGTCGTTCGAGGAGGTAGCGGCAGGATCTGGTATGAAGACTGAGGGCAAGTGCCTCGACAAGCGCGAACAAGCGACGTTCCTTCGCAAACGCTTCGTACCAAGTTTTACTAGAACTTTCCCCGTTCCTTCTTTTGGGCGCGTGGTGTGCAAGTTGCCGGTCCGGTGTAATAACAACCGGGCTGTCAAGGATGATGATTATATGGCCGGGAAGTTGCTCTCGGCTGCTTATGAACATCGCCACGTGGCTCGTGTAAGGGAACTCCTGTTGCAGACAGCCGAACAACTATCGGACAAGCCTTTCCTTGACTTTAGGAATCAGGCTTGTGCGTATAAATACACTGCAGAGGAGCT